GAATATTTGTTAACAAAGATTTTTCTACATTATGGGTAAAAGATGCAACAGGAAATATAAAAACATATAAAACAGAAGAAATAATAGAATTAGATGATAAAGATAGAGAAATAATGGAATTAAAAAGACAGATAAATGAAATGAAAGGAATGATAACAAATGCAAATGAACTTCGTAATGCAGATGTTAATGAACCGATTACAGAAACAAAATCCACAAGGGTTCAACCTCGTAAATCAAGCAATGCAAAATAATGGCAATCCTGAAATGATGTTGCAACAAGTAATGAGTAATGCAACACCAGAACAAAAAGAAAATTTACTTAAACAGGCAAAAAATTATGGTGTACCTACAGACATTTTAAGCCGAGTACAGAATATGAAATAGGTAATATTGTTTCATATGAAACATATTATAAAACTTTAAGAAAGGAGGACACCATAATGAATGATAATATGAGCCCAGCAGATGTTGCAGCAGTAGTTGGAAACACAGACAGAAACTTTGGTTATCCTTACCCTGTTTATGGAGGAGGATTTGGCAATGGTGGTTATGGTTCTGATTGGCTATGGATTATTCTTTTATTAGCTTTATTTGGAGGCTTTAATGGAAATGGTAATGGCTTTGGTGGAGGTTTTAATAACGACTATGCATGGCTATCAAACGGACAAAAAGAAATCATGCAAAACACAAACGATGGTTTCAACACATTACATTTAAGCAACCAAGTAGAAGGTGTAAGAGATGGAATTTATGGACTATCTAACCAATTATGTAACTGTTGTGCAGATATGCAAAGTACAGTAGCAAATGGTTTCTATAATGCAGAAATATCAGCAAACAATAGACAAATGGCTGATATGCAACAAAACTTTGCATTAAGTACACAATTAGCGAATGCTAGTGCAGATAACAGATTAGGAATTGCTAACTTAACTTCAACAGTTCTATCTGAAAACTGTGCTGATAGAGAAGCGTTAAGCAATGGAATTAGAGATATAGTAACTAACCAAACTGCTAATACACAAAGAATTTTAGACCAATTATGTCAAGACAAAATTGATGCTAAAAATGAAAAAATTGCAGACCTTGAAAGACAACTTTCAATGGCAGATTTAAAAGCTTCTCAAATAGAACAAAACGCATTTATAGCACAAGGATTTGCTAATGAAGTAGATGCTCTATACAATAGACTTTCTAACTGCCCTGTACCAAGTACACCAGTATATGGAAGAACACCTATATTCACTTGTCCAAACAACAACGGATGTGGATGTGGAAATGTATATGGTAACACATTAGTGTAATCAAAAAAAATTAATAACTAATTTAATTATATAGCAAAAAGTCAATTTTGACAACCTCGAATACGAGAACTTGCTAATGGAGGGATAAGCAAGTCTTGTCCCTTTTTTCATTTTAATAAAGGAGGAAAAATATATGAATGGAACATTACAAGCAGTACAAGAACAAGAAATAACACTAACATCTAATACAGCAACATTGCCTTTTGCAGATGTAGATTTAAGAACAAGAAGTGCTACTAATTGTTGTGGTTTTATAAACCATAATGAAGGCAGTGCATTATTTAGCATTTTAGATGGCGGAGTATATGAAGTAACTTTTAATGCAAATGTAACAAGTGCAACAGCAGGACAAGTAGCATTACGGACTTTTCGCTGATGGCGTTTTAGTACCTGGTACAGAAATGGATGCTGTAATAGATGCAGCAGGAGATTTTGAAAATATAAGTTTTGATAAAAAAATAAAAGTATGTTGCAAAGGAACAGTAAATCTAGCAATAACATCATTACCAACAATAGTATATAGCGGTGGAGCTACTCCAGTTGTAACTGACACTCAAATACCAATAGTAAAGAACGCAGAAATAAATATTACTCGACTTGCATAGGTAATAATTATGAATGATTTTGATAAAAGTTTAGAATTATTATCAAATATATTGCAAATAAAAAGTTATGAAATATTGATTAATGATTTTAATAATACAGATTTGATGAAATATTTAAAGCATCAAGATGAATTATTAAATGAAATTATAAAAGAAAATAAAGAAATTTTAAATCTTCTAAAAGGAGGAAAATAAATGGACATAGAAGAAATTATACAAAGAGTTGTTGATAATGGTAATATTGAAGATATGCATACACTTTCAGATATTTTAGAAGATACTATGGAAATAATAAAAAAATATGATGAAGATTGCTATAAAAAATATGAGATGGAATTATATAAAATGGCTTATGGAAATAATTTAAGTAGAAAAATGGCAGAAGATATTGTATCACAAATGCGACCATATAGAAAAAGGTGGAGTATAGAAGAAACACAAAGAATACAAGATGAATATGGGTTAAATAATATAAATCCAGTAGATTTTTTTATAGTAATGAACTCAGCATATAACGATTATAAAGATTTATTTGATGAAAATGTAGAAATGTATGTAAGATTTACAAATGACTTTATAAATGATGAAGATGCAAAAGAAGATAAAGTATTTTTGTATTTTACTGAAATACCAAACAATTAGAAAGGAGAAAAAACTATGAATGAAATGAGTTCTAATAGAAATTATAATGATAGAGATTACGATAACAGATATGATTACAGAGATTATGATAATCGTTATGATTATATGGATAATTATAGAGGAGATTATAGAGAAAATTATCGTGATGATTACAGAGAAGATTATAGAAGAGATTACGATAGAAGAGGTGGCAAAATAAATAATAGAGATTACAGAAATTATCGTAATTATCGCGAAGGAGATTATCGTGAAGAATTAGAAATGGCTATGATGGATATGAAAGAACAAGTTAGAAAACTTGAAGATATATCTGAAATGGCACATAATCCACAAGATAAAACTATGTTAATGAAAATAGCACAAAAAGAAAAAGATAACTATGAATATATAAAACAAATGATGAATAAATAATTTAAAATGTTTCACATGAAACATTTTGTGTGAAACATTTTTATATGGCGTGTTGTCCGAGTAGTTAGGTCGAAGTCTGCAAAACTTTTTACATAGGTGCAATTCCTATACACGCCTCCACAATATATAAAGAGGTTATTATGGAAGAAATATGTCAATTTATAATAAATAATAAAATATATACGATATATGATGTAAATAAAATAACAGGCAAAGAAAATTATGTAGGTCGTTCACATTATGATGATAAAACAATATATGTAGAATATGGAACAGAAGAACAAATGATGCTAACATTAAAACATGAATTAATGCATGTTTGGTTATATGAAAATGGACATACTAATCAAAATAATGATGAAACATTTGGATACGAAGATGTATGTGAATTAGTGGCATTAAGTAATAATTCTATTAATAAAATAGTAGAAGAATATTTATATAACAAAATGTATAAATAGTATTGTATTTTTATCTAAAATATGATATAAATAAAGAGTAAAGTATATCAAGACTTTATAATACCATTTTACCAAAGGGATGTGTATATTTTGCACATCTCTTTTAATTTATATAAAGGAGGGAATATTATGAAATTACCAGATAGCGTTTATAATTGTTTGAAATGGATTACTCTTATTTTATTACCAGCTTGTGCAACATTATATTTTGCATTAAGTGGAATATGGGGATTTCCTTATGGAGAACAAATTGTAGGAACATTATCAGCAATAGAAACATTTTTAGGTGCATTATTAGGAATTTCAACTATTCAATATAACAAAAACAAGGAGGAATAATAATGGCAGAGATAAAACAATTATTAGATATTGCAAATGCAGAAGTAGGTTATATAGAAAAATCAAGAAAAGCATATAATCAAGACCCTACAATAATATATGATAAATATGCAGGTGCAGGAAATGACAATATAACAAAATTTGCAAAAGAAATGGACGACTTAAATGTTTATAATGGAAAGAAAAACGGTTATCCTTGGTGCAAAGTATTTGTAGATTGGTGCTTTGTTCAATCGTTAGGATTAGAAAGAGCAAAAGAATTATTATTAGGATTTACAGCAGGATGTACTCAATTTTATAATTGGTATAAAGCAAATAATCAAGTATATACAAATTCACAAATAGGAGATTTAATAATATTTGGAGACTGCGACCATATAGGAATAGTAGAAAATTTTGATAATTCAAAAGTATATACTATTGAAGGAAATACATCTGGTAGCACAGGATTAGTTGCAAATGGTGGAGCAGTAGTAAAGAAAAGCTATTCAAGAAATAGTTCTTATATTAAATGTTATTGTAGACCAAATTATAAATGTGAACCAGTTCCACCAACACCACAACCAACAGGAGATGCACAAATAAGAGCAATACAAGAATGGTGTAATACTTATAGTTGTAATAATATAGCAGTTGATGGATACTATGGACAACAAACAAAAGCAGCTATAATTAAAGTATATCAAACAGAATTAAACAAACAATTTAATGCAGGATTAGTTGTAGATGGTTATATGGGACCAAAAACAAAAAGTAAATCTCCAGTAGTAGGATATGGAGCAATAGGTAATATAACAAAATCTATTCAATCAATGTTATATTGTAGAGGTTATGATACTAATGGAGTTGATGGAGAATACTTTAGTGGAACAAAGAGAGCAGTAAAAACATTCCAATCAAATCATGGATTAAATGCAACAGGAACATTCGAAAAAGAAACTGCTTATAAATTATTTAATAATTATTAATAAAATAAAAATATAAAAGGGTAGTATATTGATACTACTCTTTTTTTATAGTGTAAAAATTTTTTAAATAAATTTATAAAAAAGTATTGACAATGTAAAAACTTAATGATAAAATAAGGACATAAAATAAAGAAAGGTAGGTAAAGGATATGAAAAAGTTTAAAACTGAAAAAGATATATGTGGAGATGTAAGTAAATATATATTAAATAAAAATATATATATCGAAAGAGAAGTAGCAAAGAATTTCACAAGAACATCAAGTAAATATTATTTAATTAAAGACGGTAAGATGATAATGGAAAGTGGATTAGGAACAGGTTATACTTTAAAAGATTTAAAAAATAAAGCATTAGAATTAATAAAGTAGAGAAGGTGTAAATAGTATGAAAGAAAAATTAAAAATATTAAAAGCACAAAGAACAAAACTAATAAAAAAATCAACAAAATTAGTAGAAGAATTTATAGAGACACAAGATAAATTAAAAGAGATACAAAATAAAATAAATAAATTAGAAAGGAAATAAAAAAATGGGAACATTAGTAGGATTATTAATATCTTGGACAATTATATTATTAAGATTATTTATAATATTTATAGGAGTTGCACTTATACAATTAATTAGTTATCAAGTTTTTAAAATTAATTTATATAAAAAATTAGAAAGTATTTTTATAGAAAGGGGGTAAGGTAAAATGGAAAATATAAAGATTGATATACAAGATTTAAAAAATGCTTATGATAATATTTTAAAAGCAATAAATGATTTATCAGAAGTAGATGGATTAGATGAAGAATATAAGCAATTAGATTTAATAGCACAAACAATAGATGATAAAAGAATAGAATTAGAAGCAGAATTAGAAAACTTAGAAGAAGAAGCATATTTACAAGAAAATGAAGAACAATGGAAATCAGAACAAAAAGAACAAGAATATAGTTATTGGAAAACACAATTATAAAGGAGGAAAATTAAAATGGAATATAAAAAATTAGAAGAAATAAATAAAATATTAAAAACAACAGATATAAAAGGAAAAGACTATGTAGAAGTAAATGAAAGAATAAAAGCATTCTGGCAACTATGCCCAGAAGGAAAAATAGAAACAACAATAGTAACACTACAAGATGGAATGTGTGTAATGAGAGCATCAGTATATGAAAACAGATCAGATGAAGAACCAAGAGCAACAGGAATAGCATACGAAAAAGAAGGAAGTACATTCATAAATAAAACAAGCTACATAGAAAACTGCGAAACATCAGCAGTAGGAAGAGCACTAGGAAATGCAGGAATAGGAATAGACACATCGGTAGCAAGTGCAGAAGAAGTACAAAATGCAATAATACAACAAGATGCAGAAAAGAAGATAAGTAAAACACAAGCAGAAGCATTAGAGATGAGTATAAAAAATGCAATGTTAGATGTAAATGGAACAGATAAAGAAATACTTGAAAAATATGGATATAAAGAAATAACAGAAATAAAAATGAAAGACTATATGCCAATAGTAGATGAATTTAGAAAAATAAAAGGAGATAAATAATATGAAGATAATAAAAACTTGTATGCAATGTGGAAATGAAATAGAAGATGATATAAAATTTAACAATACATTAACTTGTAGTAAATGTGGAAGCGGAGATATAGATCAATTAGCAGAATTAAAATATGAAGATATAACAATAGAAGAAATATTAGAAGAATATGAAAATAACAATATAGAATTTGAATGTCACGCAGATGAAAAAGAAATAGAATTTGTGGAGGAATAATATGGAATTATGGCAACAAATAGAAGAAAAACAAAAAATGTTAGATAAAGCAATAAAAGAACTAGCAACAAATGGATATGAACTAGCACAAAAAGAAAAACAATATAAAATAGAGCTATGTAAGAAAGCATTAGAATTACGATCCAAAGACACACCAGTAACATTAATAAATCAAATAATATATGGATATGAAAATATACCAGAATTAAGATTTGAAAGAGATACAGCAGAAGTAAAGTACAATGCAAACCAAGAATATATAAACACAATTAAGTTGCAGATACGAATATTAGAAGGACAATTAAGTAGAGAATATGGAAATAGTAAATAGGAGGTAAAATGAATTTTTATAAAGAAAAATTACAAATTATAAGAACAGAAACTTATATAAATGATGAAAAATTTAAAAAACCAGAAGATGTAGTAAAATTTATAAATAGTATTGAACATTATGATTTATCTGCAAATGAGAATGTTATATGTATTGCATTAAATAGTAAAAATAATATTTTAGCTTATTCAGAAATAAGTATAGGAGGAACAAATTTATGTAATATGAATATATCAAGTATATTTAGATTTTTATTAACAACAAATGCAAATAAATTTATATTAGTACATAATCATCCTTCAGGAGATAGTAAACCAAGTCAAATTGATATGGATACAACAGGAAGAATAGAAGATGCAAGTAATATAATAGGTATAAACTTTTTAGACCATATAATTATAGGAAATAATGAATACACAAGTATATTTAGTGAAATATTTAGTGAAAGAAGGAGGTAAATAATATGAAACAACACGATATAATATTAAGAGCAATGTTAAATAATAAAGATAAAAAAGAATGGAAAGCAACGGACTTTCAAAAAGAACCATATTTTGTAGGATATGAAGCAAGTCCAAGAATGAGTGAACTTGCAAAGATGTATCCAGATTTAATAAATACAGGTAGAGATGGAAGATTTAGAACTTTATCAATTAATTGGGATTGTGATTTATTAGAAGATTATAAAAAACAATTTAATATATAAGGAGGTATAAATATGAAATGTTTACATTGTGGAAATAGAAAACTATATTCACACACAGGATATTGTGAACAATGTTATCAAGAATTAATAGCAAGAAATATTAAATTACAACAAGAAAATGAAGAATTAAAAAGACAATTACAAATAATAAAAAATACAATATATGATAAACAAACATATACACCAAAACATATGCAAGAAGATTATGGTCATATACCAAATTTATATTAAGGAGAATATAAAGGTGTAAAATTAAAAGTAATAGATTAGAAGGTAAAATATGTATTGTAAAAATTTATCAAAATGTTTAAATGGAAAATTAAAGTGTAAATTATTAAAACAGGTAATTACATTAGATAAATGTAAAAACTGCTCAAAATCGATTGTCGCGCGAAATAAACCTATAAAAAAGATAAGCAATAAAAGAATAAAAGTAAGTAAAGAAACATATAACAAAGTATATGAAAGAGATAAAGGTCAATGTAGATTATGTGGTAATAATCAAATACAATTACACCATATAATTTATAGGTCAGAAGATAAAAACTTAATAGATGAACCAACAAATTGTATAATGTTATGTACAGAACATCATAAAGAGGTACATAGTAATAAACATAAATGGCAACCTATTTTAAAGGAGATGATAAATAAATGACTTATAAAGAAAGTTATGAAAAATGTAAAACATTAAAAGAATTAGAAAAAGAAATGAATAATGATATTGCGATTGCATTGATGATAGGAAATATCGATAGAATTGAAGAAATAAAAAAGGCTGGAGAAGAAATAGCAAATAAAAATTTTAAATAAAAAATAGAGGAGGAATAAAATAATGAATATAACAGGGAAAACAATGATATTTAAGTCAGAATATGGATATAGTACAGCTATATCAAACAAAAACCAAGAAGGACAATACGATAAAATGTATGTGTCAGTACAATTACCAAAAGGAGTAGAACTAGAAAATAAAACAATGATAGAAATACAAAATGGATTTATAACTTTTTATAAAACAAAAGAAGGATTACCAAAGTTAAAATTAGTAATTATGGATTTTGAAACAGAAAATAAAATAGAACCAACAGAATTAGATAGTTCAGAACTTCCATTTTAAGAAAGGAGAAATAAATGGAATATATTTTAAAATCAGAGATAAAAGAAGTGGTACATAAAAAAATAACAAATAGAGCAATAGCAAATAAGCTAGGAATTACAGAAGGTTATGTATCACAAATAATGAATGGTAGAAAAACCAAAATATCTAAATTAATGGCTTATGCTTTTTGTAAAGCTATTTCACAAGATTTAGAAATAACAGATTTATTTGAAATTTTATAAAATTTTGAAAAAAGTATTTACAAAAAAATAATAAAAGTGTATAATATATAAAAAGGTTGAAGTAATTACACAGATATAATAAGTTTATAAAACTTTTATATATAAATAAAGAACTCGTTTTTTCAACCTTACGAGTTCTTTTATTTGTTTTAAGGAGATATTATATGACTAAAGTAATTGATGAAAATTATATTGTAATACAAGGTTGGATGATAAATAATTTAAAGTTAAAAGGTAATGAATTATTAATTTATGCAATTATATATGGATTTTCGCAAGACGGTATATCAAAATATAAAGCAGGATTACAATATTTAGCTGATTGGACTAATTCTACAAAACAAGGGTGTATGAAAAATTTAAAAAGTTTAGTAGAAAAAGAGTTTATTATTAAAGAAGAAACAGAAATAAATAATATAAAATATTGTAATTATACAGTAAATTTAGAAAAAGTTAATACCGTTAAACAAAGTTTAATACCCGTTAAACAAAGTTTAACTAATAATAAAATAATAAATAATAATATAATAAATAATATAAATAATAATATAAAGAAAAATCCAACTTTGGAAGAGATAAATAAATATATACAAGAAAAACAATTAAAAGTAGATGGAAAACAATTTTATGAATACTTTACAGAAGGAAATTGGATAGATAGTAAAGGAAATAAAGTAAAGAATTGGAAACAAAAATTACTAACTTGGAATAAATATAGTATAACAAAAATAGAAGATAAAAAGAAATTTCAAGATTATAATCAAAGAAATTATGAAAATTTAAGCAAATTTTATGCAAATTAGGAGGAGTAAAATGGTTAATATAAAAAATAAAATAGTAGATGAATTAATAGATTTAGATTTAGCGTTAAAAGGAGAAGCAATTGAGTATTGGTTAGAATTATTATTAGCAGAATATGAAAATAAAATTAAAAGTCCGAATATAATGGATAAATATGAATATTTAGCAAAGAAACATAATTGTAGTATATCAGCAACAGAAAGAGCACTAAGAAGGGGAACAGACCAAATGAAAAACAGAATAATAGAAAAATATAAAATTAAAACAAAAATAACAAATGAAGCGGTAATAGTATTGTTTAAATTAAAAGTATTTTAGGAGAAAGATTATGGAAGAAGAAAACATAAAAGAAAATTATATATCAAAGCAAAAAATAAAAGCAAAAAGAATAAAATTAATAGATGATTTAGCATTAAATAATTATGGAGAAAGAACAAAGACAGCAATAAAATATGCAATAAAGATATTAAGTGAATTATTAGGAGAGGAGTAAATTATGGAAGAACATAAATGTATAATAGGACAATGGTTAGATTATGAAGATACAACTTTAATTACATTTGAAGATTTAAAAGAAAAAATACAAGAATATAATGAAACTTATGAATATGCTTTTAATAATTATGGGCAAGATTTTGTTAATGGACTTATGAAAAAGAAAAATATAGAAGATTACTTTGATGGTCGTAAAAACACTAATATAAATAAATTTAATTATTGTCCAGTATGTGGGGAAAAAATAAATTTAAAAAAATTAAAAAGTAGGTGGTAATATGGAAGAAATAAAAGTACGGAGAATATTGTAGAACTTATAACGGGAATATATTTAAAATTATAGACGGAAATAGCGATAATTATGATATAGATATTGATTATTATAAACTAGAAAATACAGAAGAAGAATGGTATGAACTTAATAGATATAATGATAATGGTTACTTTTTTAATAAAAAACATATAAAAAAACATAGTCCAAATATAATAGACCTAATAGAAGAAGGCGACTATGTAAATGAAAGTAAAATTATAGATATAGTACAAGCACCTATTAAAGCAGTATATACAGAAAATCAAGAACAAAAATTGGCTTTAATTCCAATAATAAATGAACAAATAAAAAGTGTTGTAACAAAAGAGCAATTTAATCAAGTAAAGTATGAGGTGTAGATATGAGAAAGATAATTCCAGAGAAATGTATATGTGGTAGTGATGCTAGTATGAAAAGTTATTATATAAAAGGAGTAGCAAATCATAAAAATTATTTTGTAAAATGCAATAATTGTAAAACAAGAACAAGAAGTAGAAGAATACCATATAAAGCAGTTGAAGAATGGAACGAATATAGAGGAGATTTATTTTTACAAGAAAGAAAAATAAGGTAGGTGTAGAAATGGAAGAAGATATAAAAGTATTAGAAGAATTTAAAGAAGAATTAAAAATACAATATATGGATTTAATTGTATGTGATGAAGAAAAACTTATACAAGCAATAGAAAATCTAATAAAAAGAAATAAAGAGTTAGAAGATATTTTTAATTATGAAAAAGATAAAAGAATTGAAGTTGAAAATAAAAATAAAGAATTAGAAGAATATAAAAAATACGCAGAATTAACAAAAATAAGTTGTTGTACAGCACAAAATTGTGAAGCATTAAATAATGCAATTAGAGAAGGTATAGAAAATCAAAAATTAAGAGAACACATTGAAGAACAACAAAAACAATTAAATATAGCAAATAAAAAAATATTATCACAAAAAGGACAGTTAAAAGTTGTAAATACTTCTTACATACCAAAATCAAAGGTAATAAAAAAGATAGAAGAATGGGAAAGAGCATTAAATAGGATTAAAGAAGCTGTAGATGTATATTCTGTAGGGGAAAGAGTAGTAGCTAAAAAAGAAGATAAAGAAGAATGTGAAAAACTTTTAAAATTTTGGAAAGAAGATGAATTAATAAAAGAAGCAAGAATAGAAGCATATAAAGAACTATTACAAGAAGGAGATGAATAAATATGGATAAAGATAAATGGTTAAAAGCAATTAAATGTAGTAAAGAAGAATTAATAGAATGGTTAAATGAAATGTATGAAGATGATAAAAGACTTAAAGAAATTATTACCAAATATGAAGATAATTATAATGTAGGTATAGAAAAAGTACAAGAAGCTTTTTATGACCCATTAGAAAGAATGAAATTTTATACAAAAGTAAAAGCTAGAAATTTTGAATATAAAAGAAATTGGTAGAAAGGAGATAAATAGATATGAGTGAAACTGAATTAAAAAGTTGGAGATTAATTATTCAAACATTAGAACAATTTGGATTATATGATTTATTACAAAAAGAAATAACAGATATAAAAAATGTTTAGAAAGGTGTAAATAGATATGAGTGAAATAAATATTTTAGGAACTATATATACGATAGAATATAAAAGCATATTAAAAGATGATAAATTAGATGAAATGGAAGGTTATACAGATTTATATAAAAAACATATTGTAATAGGAAATATAGAAGAAAGAGAATATTTTAAAAATGAACCAAAAGAAAAAATAAATAAAGTTAAAAATAAAATATTAAGACACGAAATAGTACATGCCTTTTTATATGAAAGTGGTTTAGACACAAATAGTAATAAATCATATAGTTGGGCAGACAATGAAGAAATGGTAGATTGGATTGCTATTCAAAGTCCAAAATTATTAAGAGTATATGAAGAATTGGGGTGTTTAGATTAAATGAGTGAAGATGAAAAAATAATAGAAGATATAAAAGAAATAATAAATAGATGTAAAGAATGTAAGTTTGCTACTTGTGAACAATGTGAAATTAATTGGACACAAATAAAAACAGTAGAACATTTATTAGACCTATACAATAAAGAAAAAGAAAAGAATAAAGAATTATTAGAAGGATTAAAGTATAGAGTTAATTATTGTAAATTATTAGAAAAAGAATTATATGGAAATGGAATTAATTATAATATGGAACTAACTAAAATAGAAGAAAAATATTTGCAAGAACTATTAGAAGAAAGGAATTAAGATATATGTTACGAATAAAACCAGAAGTGGATTTAAAAGAATTAGAAAATTTTGGATTTTATTATAATGATGATATAGGACAATATGTTTTAAATCTTATAAATGAACCATTAACTATAAATGTATGGAACAGAAAAATAAATATAGATGATTATGGTACATTAACTGAAAATATTTTAGCAAATACATTATATGATTTAATTACAGCAGGATTAGTAGAAAAGATAGAAGAATAGGAGGGAAATGAATGAAGTCAAAAGAAGAAGTATTAGAAGAAATACAAAATGCTTTTACTAAAAAATTAGAAAAAGTTAGAAACGATAAAAGTAGAGATGTATATGATAAGATAGTAGAAGTAGATATTTTGTTAAATACAATGAAATTTTTAAAAGATTATGATGAAAATATAAAAATATTAAATGATTACATCAAAAAAAATAGATTTGATAAAGAAAGATAGGAATATAAAATATATTCCTATTTATTGTGTAAAAAATATTGCATTTTAAAAATAGTTATGATAGAATTAAAGAAAAGAAAGAGAGATAACAAATGAATAATGGTTGTGAAATGGTAGAATTAAATTTATGCACTGGGTGTACACGGTCTAGCTGAACCTGATTGGGTAGGAAAAGAACAATGTAAATATTATAAAGAGACAAAGGAAAAATATAAAAATGGAAAAAGATATGATTATAATCAAATTACCTTTACTAACTCGTTCAAAGAAAAATTCACAAAGAATAATTTTTAATAGAAATACAAAGAGACCTATGATAATACAAAGTGAAATATATAAGCAATTTGAAAAAGATTGTGCAGTATTTTTAAAGAGATATAGCAAAGATACAATAAATTATCCAATAAATATAAAATGCACATTTTATGTGAAAGATAAAAGAAAAAGAGATTTGACAAACCTAGAGAATGCAATAGCAGATACACTTGTAAAATATAAAGTAATAGAAGATGATAATTATAATATATTAGCAGGATGGGACGGAAGTAGAATAATATATAGACAAAATAAAGAACCAGAAACTATATTAGAGATAAGTAAAATGGAGGAATAAAGATGTCTAAAATTATATTTAAAATATTAATAATATTAGCAATTATATTTATTATATATGACATAACATTAACAATAATATCAATTGAAAAATTAAAAAATATTAATTATAAAATACAAATTAATGAATTAAAGCAAGAAATAGAATATAGAGATTTTGCATTAGAAGATAGTTTAAAACAATGATATTAATGTGTGCTAGTCACTTTAATATATATTTAACTTATGATAAGTCTATAAAACATAAGCATACCTCAATCTTATAGATTATAAGTATTGTAAAAGAGGAACTAGCACTCTTTTACTATATAATAAACAAAAGAAGGTGTTAATATGAAAATAAAAGGAAGTAGAATAGCACGAAGTATAGACAATGAGTATAAGAAAAAATTAGAATGGAAAGAAAAAACAGAAAGATTAGAACAACTTAATAAAGAAAAAGAAGAAAAGAAAGAGGTAAGATGATGGATAAATTAAAAATAGAGTATGTAGATATCAATAGTATAAAACCATATAAAAATAATGCAAAGTTGCATCCACAAGAACAGATAGAACAAATAAAGAAAAGTATAGAACAATTTGGTATGGATGACCCTATTGGAATATGGAAAGATGAAATAGTAGAAGGACATGGTAGATTAATAGCTTGTAAAGAATTAGGATATACAGAAGTTCCTATAATAAGATTAGACCATTTGTCAGACGAAGAAAGAAAAGCATATACATTAGCACATAACAAATTGACTATGAACTCAGACTTTGATTTAGATATTTTAAATAACGAATTAGATGATATATTAAATATAGATATGTCAGACTTTGGATTTGATTTAGATTTAGAAGATGAAGAAGAAAAAGAAATAATAGAAGATGAAGTTCCAGAAGTACCAGAAGAACCAAAAGCAAAATTAGGAGATATATACCAATTAGGAAATCACAGATTAATGTGTGGAGATAGTACAAATGAAGAAGATGTTGCAAAATTAATGAATGGTGTTAAAGCTGATATGGTGTTTACAGACCCACCTTATAAAATTGAAATACAAGGTGGATTTAAAGATATAATAGGTAAACAACTAAAAAAAACAATGGAAGATATTGCATTTATTTCTGATTTTGAGCCACAAAATTTTTTAAAAGTGTTGCCAAAGGTATTTGAAAATAATAAATTTAATGCTTATATTTTTTGCAATAAAGAATTAGTATTAGATTATCTTTTGTGGGCAAGAGAAAATAAACTTGCTTCAAATATATTGGTTTGGAAAAAACCTGCCGCTTTTCCACTTGCAGACAATCATAGATGCGATATTGAATATTTGTTATTGTTTAGAAAAAATGCCATTTGGCATAATAGTTTAAAAAATGTAAATTATTCAAGATGTTTAGAGTATTCAAGAGTGAATAAGGAAAAAGAAAACGCTAATCATCCAACACCAAAACCTGTAGAATTAATTTCTCAAGAAGTTCAAATATCAAGTAATGAAAATGGGATTGTAATAGATTTATTTGGTGGTAGTGGTAGTACTTTAATAGCTTGTGAACAATTAAATAGAAAATGTTATATGATGGAATACTTACCAAAATATATTGATGTAATAATAGAAAGATGGGAAAACTTTACAGGAGAAAAAGCTATAAAATTAAATTAAAAAGGAAGTGATATAGTGGCAAAAGGACAAATAAAACAAGCACAAATAAAAATAGATAAACACCAATTTGAACAATTGTGTAAAATGCAATGTACTAAAACAGAAATAGCAAGTTGGTTTGAAGTAAATGATAGAACTTTATTAAGATGGTGTGAGGAAACTTATGGGACAGACTTTGTCACTATTTACGAGCAAAAAAAAGAAGGTGGCAAGATAGCATTAAGAAGATATCAAATGCAACAAGCAGAAAAAAATCCAACTATGGCAATATGGTTAGGAAAACAATACCTAAAACAAAGAGATAACATAGAAGTAGAAAGCAAACAACTTGTTAAGGTAGAAGAATTATTAAATAAAATAGAGGAAGAAGCAAATAAATGATAATAAGTGATAAGCAAAAAGAATATATAAGAAATGCTAATCATAGATATAATTTAAAAGTACGGTGCGAGAAGATGTGGTAAAACATATTTAGATATTCTTTATATGATACCAAAAAGAATAATCGAAAGAAAAGGTAAAGATGGACTTAATGTTATATTTGGAGTATCAAAAGGAACAATAGAAAGAAATGTATTGCAACCATTAAGAGAGATATACAGCAAAGAAATGATAACAAGTATAAATAGTCAAAATATAGCATATTTATTTGGAGAAGAAGTATATTGTTTAGGATGTGAGAAGATAAGTCAAGTAAGCAAGATACAAGGTACTTCAATAAAATATGCTTATGGAGATGAGGTTGCAAAATGGCATCAAGATGTATTTATAATGATACAAGGTTCATTAGATAAACCATATAGTTGTTTTGATGGAGCATTAAACCCAGAGAGTAACACACATTGGTTAAAAACAGATTTTTTAGATAAGATAGAAGAAAAGGGGATTGATGCGTATGTGCAAAGCTATACGATATTCGATAACCCTTTTTTAAGTAAAGAATTTGTTGATAATCTATGTAAGGAATATGAAGGCACAGTATATTATAATAGACTTATACTAGGACAATGGTGTAATGCAGAAGGTTTAATTTACAGAAGATTTGCAGATAATCCAAAGAAATATATATGGGATAAAGATAAACCGCTTCCAGAAGGATACACAATAATAGGAATAGACTATGGTGGAAATAAATCAGGACAGGCATTTGTATGTACTAGAATAGCTTATGATTTTAAAAACATAATAGTATTAGGTAGTGAAAAACATATGGGAGATATAGATCCAGATGACTTATTTGAATTAGAAATAAAATTTGCAAAAAAGATGGAATACAAATATAATTGCAATATAGATTATATATTCCCAGATAATGAAGAAGTAGTACTTATAAGAGGTTTAAGAAAAGGAGCAACAGAAAGAGGAATAAATGCATTAGTAAGGGGTTGCATAAAAGAACCAATTAATGATAGAATAGATTTAGAAAGAACAATGATAGCATATAATATGTTATGGTATATAGAAGAAGAATGTAAGACATTCGTAGAAGCGGTATCAAGTGCATTATGGGATGAAGATGCAAAAGAAGATACAAGACTAGATGATTTTACAAGTGATATTGATACTATGGACGCTTTTGAATATTCGTTCACAAAGTTTATGAGACAAATAAATGATGTAACGGAAAGAAAAAGAGTATCATAGATTAATATATAAAAACACAAAAGGAGGAATAGAAAGTGTTTAAAAATTTAATAATGTGGATACTTAATATATTTGGTATTCAAACACAAACTACTCAAAAAGAAGTAGAGGACAATCAAAAATATGCTAGTGAATATGAGGCAATAGATGATATAAACTTCAACTCAATATTCAGTAACAAACTAGCAAACTATGTAATCAATGACAGTAATGTTAATATTACAGGAGAAAATGCAAGAACAGAGCTATTAAATAACACAACACAAAGTATGTGGAAAAAAGCCAAAAAGATTGTATCAATGGGATTTGGATATGGTGGAGCAATAATAGTACCATATGTAAAAGGTGGAAAGATTTATTATTCAGTAGTACCACAAAACAGATTAACAATTGATGAAACAGAAGGAGAAAACATAACAGGGGCAACAGTACTAGCAGAAAAGAAAACAATAACAGGAACAATAGGAACAAAGACATATTTAAGATGGACAAATTATCAAGTAGAAAATGGTAATATAGTAATAACACAACAATTCAGTGATGAAGATGGAAAGAAAATACCTGCACCAGAGTTTTGGAAGAATATACAAGAAAAACAAGTTATAACAGGAGTAGATAGAGTATTATTTGGATACATTAAAAGTCCAATAAATAATAGAAAAGGTAACGATAAATATGGTGTGCCAATTACATATGGTTGTGAAAGTACAATAGCAGAAATAAAAGATACAATGAAACAACTATATAGGGAATATACATTAAAACAAGCATTTGTTGGAGCAGATGTAACAATGTTTGATGGCAAAGATGCACTACCAACAACAGGACTATTTAAGAAAGTAGATGCAGGAGAAGATGGTTTCTGGGAAGTATTTGACCCAGCATTTAGACCTTATACTGATAGATTAGAAGAATTATATAGAAGATTAGAGCATGAGATAGGAACAAGTGCAGGAATAATAAGTAATGTGCAAACACAAAACGCAACAGCAACAGAAGTAAGAAGAGCAATGTATGATACATTTACAATAGTAGATGATATGAGAAGTAATATAGAAAAAGCAATGGAAGACTTTTTATATTCAGCGAATGTATTAGCAAATGCATACAATTTAAGCCCACAAGGAGATTATGAAATATCATTTGATTGGGATTATTCATTATTAGAAGATAGTCAAGAAGCATTTAATCAATTAATAACAGCACAAAGTAAAGGTATAGTATCAGATATAGAAGTAAGACAATGGTTAAAACCAGATGAAACATTAGAAGAAAGTCAAAAAGCAATAGAAGAAATAAAAGCAAATGAACCAAGTGTAGAAGATTTAATAGGAGAATAACAAATGTATAATATATATGGACATCATAAAATAAGTGGAATGGTGTTAATAGATAAGAAACAAACACAAGAAGAAGCGGAAAGATTTGTAGAATATCTAAAAAAAGGAGAATATTATTCATTAATGATTATTAATAAAACAATGAAAGAAGATAAATTAATAAAAAGAATAGATTTAACCAAAGAATGTGAAGTAGAATTTGTAGATAACTTAAAAACAGATTGCGAAGTAAAAGCTATAACATTTAAGCCAAGTAGAATGAAGAAAAAAGAAGAATTAAGAAAAATAACACAAAAATACACAAGCAGTAGAGATTATTATGAAGATGATTATTTGAATTTATAGTTAATAGGAGGTAATCCTATGTTAAGTCAAGAAACAGAAGAAAGATTAGCAGAGCGATTAGTAGATAGAATAAAAGATGTAAATGAAACTATTTTAACAAAAATAGGGGAAGCTATAAAAAAGATAAGTACATTAACTCCAAGTCAAGCATACCAAGTATCACAGATATTAAAATATGGTGGTAGTTATGAGGAAATAGCAAAAGCATTAGCAAAAGTAAGTGGAAAGAATGTACAAGATATATATAAGATATTTGAAGAAGTAGCAAGTCAAAATAAACAATTTGCAAAAGAGTTTTATAAATATAGAGGTAAAGATTTTATACCATATAGCAAAGATATAGCACTACAAAATCAAGTAAAAAGTATAGCAACATTAACAGCAAATACATATATTAATATAGCAAATGCAAGTATGGTAGGATTAGTAATAGATGGACAATTCAAACCATTACAACAAGCATATTATGATACAATAGATAAAGCAATATTAAGTGTAATACAAGGAAAACAAGATTTTTATAGTTCTATGCGCAATACATTAAAAGAATTAGGTGGAAATGGTTTAGTAGAATATAGAAGCGGTTATAAAAGAAGATTAGATAGTTCTGTAAGGCAAAATATGTTAGATGGAATAAGACAACTTAATAACGAAACAAGTAAAAGATTTGGTCAAGAATATGGGGCAGATGGTATAGAAATAAGTGTGCATATTAATCCAGCACCAGACCACGCAGATATACAAGGTAGACAATTCGGTAATGAAGAATATGAAGAATTACAAGCAGGTGGAATAGCAAAAGATTATAAAGGGCATAAATATAATGGAGCTGATAAAAGACATATAAGCGAATATAATTGTAGACATATAGCATTTCCAGTAGTATTGGGAGTAAGTAAGCCACAATATACAGAAGAGCAATTAAAAGAAATAGAAGAAAATAATATAAAAGGATTTGAATTTGAAGGAAAACATTATACTAATTATGAGGGTACACAAATACAAAGAAGAATAGAAACGGAAATAAGAAAACAAAAAGATACACAGATATTAGCAAAAGCAAGTGGAGACATGGAACTTGTAGGAGAAAGCCAAAAAAAAATAACAGCTTTAACACATAAGTATGATGAACTATGTAAAATAAGTGGATTAAAACCAAAGAAACAAAGAATGTCAGTATCAGGATATGTAAGAACAAAAGTAGAAAAAATAAGAAATTATAGAAGATACAATACAATAGATAACTTAAAAGATGATGAAGATTATGATAGAATGACAGAAACAAATAGAAAAAATATAACTGAAGAAACAAGAAATGTTATATATCGTTCAGATTGGTCAAATAATGATAGAATATTAAATGAATATGGATATATAAATTCAGATAAAGGAAGCACAGACATTAATAAAATAATGAGATATCCAGATACAAGACAAGAATATTCAAAAGAAGAACTATCACAATATGATAAAACAATAGAACATATGAAAAAAGCAATAAATAACAATTCTATACCAGAAGATATGATAGTTACAAGATATGTTTCTAGAGATTGGTTACAAGATAAAATAAGTCCAAGAGAGTTTATTATGGGACAAGGAGATATTACAAGAGATTTTAAAAACATAAAAGCTCTAAAAGAAATAAACGAAAATGGATTTATATCAACAAGTCTTAACTATAGTCCATATGTTGATGTAATGGATAAACAAATAAAGTTAGAGTTAAAAGTGGATAAAGGAACGAAAGCATTTGTAACAGAAAATAAATGGGAAAGTGAAATAATATTTGATAGAAGCAATATAGAAATTGAAGAAGTATTATTAGTAAATAATCAAATAGTTATAAATGGCAAGATAAAAAAGTATAGAAAAATAAAATAAGAGGAAGAATGTATGAAAGTTGCAATAGATAAAAATTGTATAGATAAAATAAAGGACTTTACAAAATATGAATATATCTATGTATTTGACAAAGAACCAATAGAAGAATTATTGGAATTAAATCTAAATTGCATTCATAAAGATTACATAGATGAAGTAGATATAAATTTAAGCAAGTACAATATAAGATGTATTAAAAAAGCAAATATAGAAGAAAAAGACTGGTATAAAATGCCAGAGATAAAAGACAAGAAGATAGCAATAATAATACCAAATTGTAACTATGAAGAATGGATCAGTAAATGTCTGGATAGCATATTGGAACAAACCTATAAGAACTATGAAATAATATTTGTTGATGATTGTAGTACAGATAATAGTGTGGATAAAGTGGAAAAGTATGTGGATAAAATTCCAATTAAAATAGTTAAGTTAAAACAGAAACGATTAAATGGTGGAGCAAGAAATGAAGCATATTTACATTTGTCAGATGATGTTGATTATGTATGGTATGTAGATAGTGATGATTGGTTATTAGATAATAAAGTATTAGAAGATATAAACAAGTCATTAAAAAGAAATCCTGATGTATTATTCATAGGGATGTCATTATATCAAAATGGAAAAACAATGGATTATTATAAACCAACATATAAAAATAAATATGATGCAATAATAGGTTGGAGTGGTAGTTGTGGTAAAGTAATAAAAAAAGAATTAGCAACTAGACAAGAATGTTTATTTCCAGAAGGCACATTAAAAGAAGATAGAAATCAACATAGAAAAATATGTATTTATATGGATAGTTTTGAATTATTACAAAGGCCAATATATGTATGGAATAGAATGAATACAAAATCAGTAACAACAGAAAGAAGTAAAAACATATTATGGAAAACAAGTACAATAAGACATTATGCAGATACATTAGAATTGCAATTAAGAGAAGAAGGAAAAGATAGTAAAATAGATGCAATATTAAAAGAAGCGGTAATACAAACAAGAAATGAAATGAATATGGGAGGAGATAACCAATGGTGAAGTTGAGTTTAATTATACCTTATTTTGAAACTTATGAACTAATGGAATTATTATTAAAAGGATTAGAAGTCCAATTAACAGATGAAACAGAAGTAATAGTAATAGATGATGGTTGCAATGAAGAAAGACTAGATAAGTTTAATAGTGATTTTATAAAAGTAATACATCAAGAAAACAAAGGTACTGCTAAAACAAGAAATAAAGGAATAAAAATAGCAAAAGGAAAATATATAGGATTTATTGATTGTGATGATACAGTAACAATGGATTATATTAATGTATTATTAAATGCAATAGACAAATATGGAACAGAAGTTATCAATTTTAATTGGTTAGGATTAAGTGAAAATCAAGTAGTATGTAGACCAACTAATCCAGCAATGTGGAAAGCTATTTATAGAAAAGATGTATGTCCTTTATTTAGAGAAGATTTAACTTGGGGAGAAGAAGATGTTGATTTTCAAGTAGAAGTACAAAAAATGCAAACAACTTATTTAGATAGAGTATTATATATTTATAATTCAAATAGAGAAGGAAGTTTATTTTGGAGAAAAACACATAGAGAGGAATAAAAATGATTTATATAATAAAACACAAATTATATAATAATCCTGTATTAGAAGATTACAAAGAATTATATGTTGGACAAATGTTTAAATATAATGATTTAGATAATATAAACGGTTTAAATCCATATATAAATGAAGCAACAGGAATATATCATATATGGAAACATTGTAAAGATAAAATAATAGGTTTATGTCATTACAGAAGATATTTTTATTATAATGATGATTATTTAAAATTAAAAGATGCTAAAAAAATATTAGAAAAATATGATATTATAATTACAAACAATGTAGTATTTGATAAAGGCATATATGAACAATTAAGAATAGAAATGCCAAATGATAAAGAAAGACTTATATTAGATAAATATTATATTAAATTATGTAATATAGAACCAGAATTAAAAAAATATTTTGAAGAAAAAGAATTTGCACCAAAAGAGATGTTTATTTGTAAAAAAGAAGTATTAGATAAATATTGTGAATGGTTGTTTAGTTTTATAATACCTATAACAGAAGAATTTGTACAAAATGATAGTAATATATTACAAAAAAGAATGATAGGGCATTTAATAGAAAGATTGTTTTATTATTGGATAAAAAAGAATAAATTAAATACATACAGAATGGAATATAAAGATATATAAAAAGGAGGTGGAACAAATGATAAAAGTAGAAGTTATTGAAGAATTTACATTAGGTAGATTTGATGAATTAAAAAACATTCAAAGAAAGTCAAGAGAAGAAAAAGGAAGATTATTTGTTGGAGATATATTTGAATGTGATAAAGAATTAGCAGACTATTTATTAGGTGCAAATGCATTAAAAAGAGCATTTGTAAAAGTAATAAGAATAATACCTGAAGAAGATGAATTTGAAAATGCAAAAAAAGTTGTAATTGAATTAAAAGAAGAAAAAGAAGCACCAAAAAAAGTAGCAACAAAAACAACAACTAAAAAAGAAACAAAATCTAAAAAAACTATTGCAAAAAAATAAGTGTTATGTTATTATGTAAGTGAGGTAAACTAATGATAGAATTTAGATGTCAAAATTGTAAGAAACTATTATTCAAAGGCGAATACATAGGAGTAGTACAAGTAAAATGTAATAAATGTAAACAGATAAATGAAATCGAATGCCAGAAAAAAGAGCATCAATCCAAATAGGATTGGTGTTTTTTATATAGGTTTAGTAATTTGTCCGTAAAATTACAACGATATTAAATCTATGGTGGAGTTGACCACTTGAAAAAATCGAGGAGGAGATATTATGAAGGATTTTTTAGAAAGTTTAGAAATAGGAGAAGATAAAATCAAATTATCAAAAGAAGAAATTAAATCAATATTAGCCGAACACGGCAAAAGTGTAAAAACTGAAACTGAAAAAGTTGAAGAAAAATTTAACAAAGATATTGAAGAATATAAATCAACTATTGATAATTTAAAAGGTCAAATAGATAAAGCTCCTAAATCAGATGAAATAGAAAATCTAAAACAAACAATAGCTGATATGGAAGCAAAAGAACAACAAAGATTAGCAGATGAAAAAGCAAGAAAAGATGATGAAATCTTAACAAATAATATTATTGAAGCATTTGGAGATAAACAATTCGTAAATGAATATACAAAAAATGCAATAATTAATGATATAAAAACAGCTTTAAAAGATGCTAATGGCGGAAAATCAGCAAAAGACTTATTTGAAGAAATGACAAAAGATAAGTCAGACATCTTTGCTAGTCCAAATGTAATGCCAGATATGGCAGGAATGGGAGACAGCGAAGAAGATAACAACAAAAAAGAAATACCATTAATATTTTAAAGGAGGAATTTTAAATGGCAAGAATTGATGCATTAAGCATAGAATTACAAAATGGTGCTAAAGACAAATTAGCAGAAGAATATGGAAAAGTTATTGAAAATATCCAAGCAATAACATTAGCTTCAAGATTAAAAAATACAGATTTATCAGGAGATCCAACTTCTGGTACAGTAGAAGCTAAAAGATTTGTAAATGTAAGTGGAAACGCTTATGGTACAGCTCGTGCAGCTGAAAAAGGTCAAGCTATAAAAGTAAAACCAGTAGTTATTCCAATTGATGATAACACAGAGTATATTGAAGAAGTAGAAGAAAAAGACCTTAAAACATATGGCGTTGGTGGTTTAATTGAAAGAAGAACAAGAAATCATCAAGATGCATTAGCAAGAGAATTAGATAGCAAATTCTTTATGGAAGCTGTTACAGAGGGAACATCATTCTCTCCAGAAGGAACACCATCAATAGAAGATGAAATAGAAGAAGCTATTGAAAAAGTTGAAACAGTTAAAAACGACTTTGTAAATGGTGTACCAAGAAATATGATTGAAATAGTAGCTAGTCCAAAAACATATGGAAAATTAAGAAATAAAATTAACTCAATTTCAAATTCAAACAATTTAGGTGTTGTACCTAACTATGAACAAGGAACATTCAATAATGTTAATATTTATTCAAGTGTATTCCTACCAACAGGAATTAACTATGTTGTAATGGTAAGAGGAGCAGTTGCTCAACCAGTTATGACATCAATATATGAGCCAAAGAAAGTAGAATTATCTGATGCAACAGCATTTGGACTATTCGCTTATAAAGGAACAAAAGCAGTTATGGAAGATTTAATATTCTATAACGGAGCAGTAGCTAGTTTATAATATAGGAGGTGTCTACAATGGAGTTTACAAAACATTACTTAACTTATGCAGAATATAAAGGGTTAGGTGGTACTCTTGAAGAGACACCTTTTAACTTATTAGAATTAGAAGCCAAAAAGAATATAGATAGATACACATTTGGAAGATTAGAAAATTTAGATACACAAATAAACGAAGTAAAAGTATGTGACTATAAACTAATAGAACTATTAAATACATATAGCTTTTATGATAATCAAAATAAATCAATTTCTAGTGAAAATACAGATGGATATAGTATAAGTTATAGCAAAGCAACAGAAAATGTCTCAAAAGCTAAAATAAACGAAATAAAAGGTATTATAAAAACATATTTAGCAGAATGTAAATTAGAAGATGGAACACCATATTTGTATGTGGGGGTGTAAGTTATGATAACAAATAAAAAAATAACTTATTATCACAAGATATTAAATAATACAACACATTTAGAAGAATGGAGTAGAGTATTATTTGAAGATGTATGGGTATTTGGTGGAAAAGGAAGCAATATAAATAAAGGATATGAAAATGCTAATGATGTAAATGTAAGAATACCAATGGAAATAGTTCAAGACACTACTATATTTAAAATAGGAGATATAATTGCAATAGGCCAACATGATGATATTTCTAAGCAAAGTGATTTAAAGGATGTTGAATATTACAATGTAACAAGTATAAATATAAATGATTTTGGAAATAATCCACATATTCATTTAGGAGGAAGATAAAATGAAAATGAAGCCAATATCTACGATTAAAGCTAATTTAGGAATAGAGCCAAATGGTAGAGTTCAAAGATTTTTCACAGATACTTGTTATAGACATATGGATAAATATGTACCAAAAGACATAGGAAATTTAAGAGATATCATTGACAAAGGTGCAAATTATATTACTTATGAAAGCAATTATGCACATGCACAATATATAGGAGTTGTACATGGAAGTCCAGTAAGGAATTATACAACACCAGGTACAGGTCCATATTGGGATAAAAGAATGTGGAGTGCAGAAGGACAAGAAGTAATAAGAGAAGTACAGGAGTATGTAAATGGAAATAGATAATTTAAGAATAACTAAATTAAGAGCATATTTATTTGATATAATTCAAAGATTAAATACACAATACGAACAAGTGAATATTAATTTCTTAAGTAACGATATTAATAATTATTCATTAGATAAAATACCAACAGAAACAAGTGCATCAAATTGGATAATTGGAGATATTATGCACAGAGAGGTATATTCATTTAGAAGTAGAATGAATTATAGTGCAGATGTAGTATCTAATATAGAAAATATAGGCTTTTATGAAACATTTGAAAAGTTAATAAAGTCAAATAATGAAAAAAATATATTACCAAATATAGAAGGTATAGAAAGTATAAAATGCTTAAATTGTGGAACAATGAATAATGCAAATACAAATACAGCAGAATTTGATATACAAATAGAAATACAATATAGAGAAGATTTAAGCAATTATGATATACCAATAGTAAGTTTATAAAAAGGAGGTAAAGCAATGAAACCAATAGCAAAAATAAGTTGCCAATTAAATGGAATATTCTATGACAAAGGCGATGAAATAGAAGTAGAGAATATAGAACAGTTAAATAAATTAAATGAAAGAGGTTTTATTGAGCCTCTAACACAAAAGCAAATACAAGATTATTTTAAAAAACCAATATATAAATTTAAAAAAGAGGAGGAATAAAATATGGGATTAGCAGTAATACCAGACAATATTGAAAAAATTAAAAGAAGTCAATTTATTACTTATCTAGATACAACACCAGCAGGAACAAATAGAACATGGGCAGTATTAGGAGTAGGAATTGATGAATATTCAGTATCATACAATCCACAAGTAGATACAGAAAAATGGATTGTAGAAGATAACGCAAGAAACGACCATACATCTAATCAAAAACAAGGTTCAGTTACTCAAAAATGTTACAAAAATGACCCAGAATTTGCATTTGTAGCAGCAGGAAGAGATAAACTAAACTATAAGACAAAAATATTAGATGTTGATACTTGGGGTGGAACAGTAGGAAATTATCCTGCAAAATTAAGTGATGCAATAATCACAGTAACAAGTTATTCAGGAGAAGAAATCGAATATGATATATATTATGATGGAGATGCTACTGAAGGAACAGTTGCAATAGCTGATGGAGTACCAACATTTACACCAGCAGCAAGTTTATAATTAAGTAATCAATAAAGGCGAAGGCAGAAATATATTTGCCTAGCCTTTTTTTAATAAGAAAGAGGAGGAATTAAAGTTATGGAAGCAGAGATGAATATCAAAAGCGATAATGTAATTCAATTAAAAAGAAATGAAGATATATTAAGATTAGGAATAATAGATGAAGAAGGAAATGACACAGGGGAGTTTTTAGAATTTAATTTAGAAGATATAGAACTTCCATTAAGATACCAACAAATAATAGAAGAAGATAAAAAAAATAGGGCATTTTTAAAAAATCAATTTACTATTATAGATAAGAAAGAAGACCACAAAGGAAAGAAATTATTAAGTTCTAATGAAGAAGAAAAAATAAAAGCAATGAATATATTTTATAAAAAAGAAGTAGAAATATATAATATGTTTTTAGGAAAAAGAGGAGTAGAAAAATTACTTAACGGAAGACAATTAAGTTGGGGAACATTAGAAGAAATAGATGAAATAATAGAAAAAGTAATTATACCAAAATTAAAAATTAATGCAGAAAATATTAAAGAAAAAATAATGAAAAAATATAGTGATAAACGAGATGATGTAATTGAATAAACCACAATATGTTAAAGTAGATGATGTAGAATATAAAATAAACACAGATTTTAGAGTAGCTTTAGAATGTAATAAAATAGCAATAGATGAAAATATAGGAGATATAGAAAGACCACTTGCTATAATATACAAATTATTTGGAGAAACTGGTTTAGACTGTGAAAATAAACAGAGACTACTTGAATTGGGTATGAAATATTTATCATTAGGCAAGGAAGAAAAAAGCCTTAAAACGCAACCTAACGACAAATATGAATTAGATTTTAATAAATGTAAAGGTTTAATACAAAGTTCGTTTAAATTTGATTATAATTATGACCCTTATGAAAAAGATTATTTACATTGGTATGATTTTTATAATGATTTAGAGAATTTAAGCACTAGCGAATTTGGAAATTGTTGTATATTAAATAGAATAATATTAGTTTTAAATCAAGATGCAAGTAAAATAAAAGATAGTAAAGAAAGACAAAAGATTATAAATGCACAAAAGGAATTAAAAGAGAAATATTGTACTAATAAGCAACAAAAAGAAATGACAAAAGAGCAAGAAGAAAGTGCAAAAGAATTTTATAAGCAATTAGGTATAGAATGGTAGAAAGGAGGAAATATGGATGGTTATATTAAAATAGGAACTGAATTAGATACAAAAAGTTTTGATAAACAAATTCTTGATTTAGAAAGAAAAATCAATGATTTAGAAAAAATAGCTAATTCTCCAAAAGATATTGGTTTAAGTCCTCAAGATATACATGAAGTAGAGGTAGAATTAGAAAAAACTAGAAATAAATTAGTTGGTTTATATAATCAAAAAATGAAATTACAAAAATCAGGTAATTTAAGTGATGCTTTTAAAGGAATGGCTTCTCCTTTTGAAAAAGCAATAAAAAAAGCAACAAGATTAGCATTAGGAATATTTAGTATAAGAAGTGCATATATGGCATTAAGAAGAGCTTCAAGTGATTTAGCAAGTTACGATGAGCAATATGCAGCAAATTTGGAATATATAAGATTTGCATTAACACAGGCAATAGCACCCGTATTAAAAGAAATAGTACAGTTAGCAGCACAATTATTACAATATATAAATGCAATAGCACAAGCTTGGTTTGGAGTAAATTTATTTGCAAATGGTAGCGTAGAAGCTTTTAATAAAATGAAAAAAAATGCAAACGGAGTAGGAAAAGCAGTAAAAGAAATAAAGAAACAATTAGTTGGATTTGATGAAATAAATATATTAACAGACCAATCAGAAACGGGAACAAGCGTAGGAACAGCAACGCCAAGTTTTGATTTAGGAGATACTAATGTAGAATTACCACAATGGTTAAAAGAATTAATAAAGAATAAAGATGTAATATTAACAATCGTAGGAGCTATGGCAGCTTGGAAAGTAGGAAGCAATGTAATAGAATTTTTAAATAATATCGGTGTAGTAAAAGATTTAAGTAAAGGATTAACAATATTAGCAGGATTAACATTAAGTATAACAGGTATAACATTGGCATACGGTTCTGTAAATAAAATGCTAGAAGGAGATTTATCAGCAGAAAATTTATTAAAAGGATTAGGAGGTGCAGCATTAGCAGGTGTAGGAGCAGGATTATTGTTTGGAGGTCCTGTTGCTTGGACAGTAGCAATTCTTTTATCTTTAATAGTATTTACTGTATGGGCTGTTGAAAAACAAGAGGAGCAAAATAAAAAAATTGCGAAATTAATGGGTGTTGATTATGATAATATGGGATTTAGAGAAAAAGTAGATTTTTGGTTTGACTTTACTTTACAATGGACAGGATTAAAGGAAAGCAGTCCTCAAGTTAAAAAATTAAAAGATGCATGTCATAAAATTGTAGAAGATTTTATTTTAAGTTTTAAATTAGCAGGAATGCAAATAATTGTAGGATTTATGAAAGGAGTAGAAGAAAAAACTAAAGATTGGCCTGAATGGATTAGAAAAGTAATATTTAATTCTTTTGTTATTACGGTAAGAAAATTGTTTGATATAAACAGTCCTTCAAAAGTAACAGAAAAATTAGGAGAATATATAGTTGATGGATTTGTAAATGGAATAAAAGGATTATGGGATAAAATAGGGATATATTTTACAGAAGCTTGGAATAATATTTCTATTGGAGCACAACAAGCTTGGGAAAGCATACAAAATGCGTTTTCAAAAGTAGGAGAATTTTTTCAAAATACATTTTCAACTGCTTGGGAAAATGTTAAAAATATATTTTCGTCAGGAGGCTCTGTTTTTCAAGGAATACAAAATGGTATAGCAGAAACATTTAAAAGAATAGTTAATAATTTAATTTATGGAATAAATAAAATATTAATTGAACCATTTAAGCAAATTAATAGAATGTTAAATACTATAAGAACAATAAATATAATGGGAATACAACCATTTATTACTATGAGACCCATAAGTTTACCACAAATACCTTATTTGAAAACTGGTGGTATTATAAATATGCCAAATACTGGCACATTAGTAGGAAGTGCAATAGCAGGAGAAAGCGGTAGAGAAGGTGTTGTACCATTAACAGATAAACAAGCTATGGAAGAATTAGGAAGAACAATAGGAAAATATATTACAGTAAATGCTAACATAGTAAATTCAATGAATGGTAGAGTAATAAGTAGAGAATTAAAACAAATACAAAGTGAGCAAGATTTTGCTTACAATTTATAGGAGGTGCAGTAAATGTTTATTAATAGAAATGCAATTACACTAAACAATATAAATATGGGACAATATTTATTAAGTGCAAAATATGATTATAATAAACTATGGGGAAAAGATACAGGAAGAAATTTAGCAGGAAAAATGACACGGAACATTAGTAGGTATATTTCCTAAAATAACATTAACATTTAGAAAATTAACACAAGCAGAAATGAATATTATTGCACCTATCCTAGATAGTGCAAATCAAACACTTACATATTATGACCCAACGAAAAATAACTTTGTAACATTAACAACATATACAGGAGATTGGAGTTATGAAAATAGAAAAATAGTTGATAAAAACGACAGCTTTGAATGTTCATTTATATCGACAGAAAAGAGGGCATAGATGAAACAGCATACAAGTGGATTAAAACAAGTAATTAAAACAATGGGAAAAGAAATAGACAGTATTATTACTTATGGAAACACAACATTACACGATGAATTATATTCTGTAACACCTTTATTTGAAGGAAATATATTGAAATCAGTAATGAAACAACTAGATGTAGAAACTTCTGTTGACATACCTATTGGAACAGTTATAAATTATCAATTAGGAATAAAAGTAGAAGGAAATTATGAATACCTAGACTATGGAAATTATGTAGTAACAAAATCAGAAAAACAAGAAGATTTAGGAACATATAAATTAACTTGTTATGATAAATTAGTATATTCAATGAAACAAAATGAAAATTTAGGTGTTACATATCCTATAAAAATAAAAGATTATTTAACGGCATTAGCAACTAAAATAGGGCTAACTGTAAAAAGCGGAACATTCTATAATCAAGATTTATACATAAATCAAGAATTATATGTAGGATTAGAATACACATATAGAGATATATTAGATGAAATAGCACAAGCAACAGGAAGTATAATATGTTTAGATGAAGATGATAAAATTGAAGTAAGATATCCAAACACAACAGGAGATACAATTAATGAAGAATATTTAAAAGATGTAAATGTAAATTTTGGAGAAAAATATGGTAAAATAAATTCAATAGTATTGTCAAGAGCAGGAGAAAGTGATAATGTATATTTAAGAGATGAAGAAAGTGTATTAGAAGATGGACTTTGTGAAGTAAAAATAGTAGATAATCAAATAATGAATTGGAATGACAGAAGCGATTATTTACAAGGTATTTTATATGCACTAGATGGATTAGAATATTATATAAATGATTTTACAAGTACAGGAATATGCTATTATGACATATATGACATTTATAATATACAAATTGGAGAAACTACTTATAAATGTATGATGTTAAATGATGAAATAAATGTAACATCAGGATTAGAAGAACTAATACATACAGATATGCCAGAACAAAGTGAAACAGATTATGAGAAAGCCGATAAAACAGATAGACAAATAAATAAAACATATATTATAGTAGATAAACAAAATCAAACAATAGAAAGTGTAGTAGAAAATGTAACAGAACAAAATCAAAAAATATCACAAGTGGAACAAACAGTAGATGAGTTAAGAAGTGAAATAAGTGATATAGCAGATATAACAGAAAGTAAAGAAAGCGAAACTGGTAGTGTTACAATAGAAAATGTCAATCAAAGTGAGCCAATAAGAGTAGTAGTTTATCCAATAATAAAAAATATAAGTTTATTATATCCTAGCGACAATTTATATCCTAGTGATGATTTATATATGCCAATAAGAACAATAAGATTTACAAGAACATATATAGAAGATGAGCAGACAAAAACAGAATATACAGATTATGAATTGCCAATGGATTTATTGTATTATGATACAGATTATTATGATGAATTTATTTTAGATTATAATGCACAAACTTGTGTAATAAATAAAAAAGTAGGATATAATGCAGATGGAACAACATATTTATTAACAACACCAGAAACAATAGAATTAGATTATCCAACAATTTTATTATATGATGGAGATTATACAGTATCAGTACTAGGTTATAATCAAGCGTACATATTTGCAAGAATGATGATAAAAAACTTATATACAGACCAATTTGCAACAAGAGCAGAGCTAAATAGCACAGTATCTCAAACAGCAGGACAAATAATGAGTACAGTAAGTGCAACATACGAAACAAAAGACAATGCACAAACAAATTATTCACAAATAAGACAAACTACAACACAATTAAGTTTAGAAGTAGGAGGTAAATTAGATGAAGAAGATTTCACAGGTGCTAATATTATTCTTGCTGTTAATAATGATAGCAGTAGTGCCATCATTGATGCTGATAAAATATCACTGGAGCGGAAAAACTATTGATATGACAGCAGATGATATTACAATAGATAGTAATTATTTAGATATTGATAAATATGGAAACATTAAATTAACAGATAATGGCTCTTGGGGAAGTGGAAGATTGATTGCAAAAAATTCAAATGACAACAATCAGTATTCAACAATATCGTCTGATGGATTATATTCAGTAAGTAAATATAATGGCGATATAGCTGGAACTTATGCAAGTAGTCAATTTGTAATAGGAAATTCACAAGACGGAGGATTAACTGATGCCTATGGAATATTTGGAGATTTAGGTTCTAATAATAATAACCCTAAATTATTAATATATTCTCCAAATTCACAAACAGAAATAACTCCAAGTGGAATAACAACTCCAACAGTAACACAAACATCATTAGCAGAAAAGAAAAAGAACTTTAAAAAACTTGAAAATGCTTTAGATATAATAAAAGATATAGATATATATAAATACAACTTAAAAGATGAAGAAGATAATACTAAAGAGCATATAGGATTTGTAATAGGAGATAAATACAATTATAGTGAAGAAGTAACTTCAAAAAATAATGACGGAGCAGATTTATATTCATTTGTATCAGTATGTTGTAAAGCAATACAAGAACAACAAGAAGAAATACAAGAATTAAAAGCAAAAATAGAAAAGTTAGAGAAAGGAGAATAATATGGAAAAAATTAATTTTCAAAATTTACCTAACACAACAACACCATTAAATGCTACTAATATGAATTTATTACAAACAAATGTAGAAAATGCAATAAAAGACGCTGGTGTAGTAGTAAGTGCAACAGAGCCTACAACAGATAGAAAAAAAGTATGGTTACAATTTAGTGATAATATGTATGACGGAACTATTGATAAAACAGGTTATATATTAAATGCAGACGGAACAGAAACAACTAATGAAGGATGTTTTATTACTAGCTATGTAAAAGTTATGCCAAATACAACTTATGAATTAACATATAATTCTACTTATGCACAAAGTGGTATGAGAATAGGAGAATATACTTCAAATAAAACATTTATACAAAGACTTGTAACTTCAGAAACAACATATATATTTACAACAACTTCAACAACAGAATATGTAAAATTTAGTGCTTTTATTTCTTACGCAAGTAATATAAGTATTATAGGAGAATACAAAGAACAAATATTAAATAATAATGTATATGAAAAATTTACAGAAACAATAGGAGTAGGAACACAAGTAGACAGAAAAAGAAAAGTAAATTTTATACACAGCAGAAATATATTAAATCCTAGTTTATATATTAATAATTCTTATGCAAATATAACATCAGGTGGAACAGAAGAAACACCAACAAATAATAACTATTGGAGAACGGGAAAACAAAGATGTTTACCAAACACAATATATTATTTTAATGTAAATTCAATAAATTATGTATGTTATTATCAAAAAGACGGTACACCAATAAGCGTTGAATATAATGTAACAACAAAATTTATAACACCAGCAAATTGTTATTATGTTCAAATGTCATTTGCTAAATCATCAGTTGCGTGGGAAAGTAATGTAATTGCTTCAATAGAAAGTGGAATACCTTATGAACCTTATGTAACACCTTCTATAAGTGTAGATGGAGAAAAAATATATAATGACTATAATGAATATGATATAGGAGATATTTTTGAAGGTGGCTTTAAAGGAGGAGCTTTAATTGAAGGCGATAGTGCAAATATATTATATTTTAATTTACCACTTAATAAAGAATTAGCTGATGATGTTGGTAATAACTCTATTGCAACGCTTACAGATGTTTATAAATATACTTCTTCAGGAAGAACTGAAATAACAAGTAATATTTCAGCCGTAAGTGTATATAGAATAGGACAAACAATGAGAATTAGAATAAATTGTTCAAATTCACAAGGAACAGCTTGGTCATATTGTGGATTAAGTTGTAATTTTAAAGTAATTTTTGCATAAACAACAGATTAGGAGAAAACTATGGGAAATATAATTATATTAGATGAAGGACAAGTTAGTTCTACAGTAATTGTAGTAGAAAATATCAAAGGAGAAATTTATGAATAGTATATTAATATTTACATTTGGTTTTATAGCAGGAACATTTGCAGGAATATTTATAACAGCTTTATTAAAAGCAAGTAAAACAAATGAATAATTTTTTAAAAAAGTATTTACAAAATATACAAAAGAATATATAATTGAGAAAGGAGGAACGAGTATGTCAGATAAAACAGATGAATTTGTAAGTAGAAAAGAATTTGAACTTTTAGAAAACAAAGTAAATAAAATTGAACAAGAATTGACAGAAAGTTCTAAATTGCTACAAATGATAGATAAGAAGCTAGATGTTATAAATGAAAAGATAATTACAGCAGACAAAATAGATGATTTAAAATTAACGCCATTAGAAAAAAGAGTATCAACATTAGAAGATACACAAAAATGGTTAAGAAGAACTATTTTCGGTGGAATTGTAACAATAGTAATTGGAGCTATTGTATTTGTAGTAAAAATGATGTAGAAAGGGGTAAAATGATATTATGGAGATAAATGTACTTGAAATGTTGCTAGGTCAAATACCTGAGGCAATATATTTTAGTTTGTTTATGATATTTACAAAACAACTGAAAGAGAAAAGAATATTATTTATTGTATTGGTAATAGCAGAATACTTGTTAATAAAACAATTTATAAAATATAATATATGGTTTCAAATATTATTTACATTTATGGAATTTGTTATTTTAAAAGTATTATATAAAGAAAAATCACAAATAACAGATATATTTACAGTTACATTAGCTATTGTACTAATGATTATAGTAGATATACCATCATATTTTATAATACATTCTATTACAGATAATTTTATAATATATGTTTTAATAGCAAGAACAATATTGTTTGCAACAATAATTATATTTAAAAACAAGTTACCAAATATACAAGCAATATATAAAAAATTATGGAATAGAAATGATAGCAAGAAGAAAAAAATAAAAACAACTACATTTAGGAGTTTGAATGTTGTAATATTTAATATTACATTTTATATATTAAATGCAGCTATGGTTTACTCAATATATATAAATTCTCTTAATTAAAAAATTTAATTTGTACCTATAAATCTTTAAGTGGAAGGAGGAACAAATTATGTGGGATAGTTTTATATTTATATACAGTGCAGAAGATGGAGAATAATACAAAGGAGAAAATGATATGAAAATTAATAAACAATTTATAGGAAGTTTAATTTTTAATATCGCCGAAACTGTATTAATATTTTTAGTAGGTAGGTTATTAAACTTGCCTACTAATTTTATTATAATGATAATGCTAACATTTTGTATAACAAGAGGATGTTTAGGTAAGGCATTGCATTTTAAAACTTGGTATAGATGTTTAGTATGGAGTACATTAATATTACTAACTTTATTTATGATATTAAAAATTGATTTAAAATTATCAATATTATTTACAATATTTAGTGCATTTATAATGACAGGCAAAAGTAACATACAAGATATGTATTTATGGAAGCCAAAAAGCGAAAGTAAATATGGCGATATAGAAGAATATATAAAATATCATTCATTAGATGATAAACTAATTAGTTTTGAAAATAAAATTAAAGAACAAGATAATTTTGATTATTTAATTTATAAATACAGATTTAAAGATAATCTAACATTTGAAGAAATAGCAGATAAATTAGATATTCAAACTAATAGAATTACAGATAAACTAGACAAAATAAGTTTTGCATTAAGATTATATTGTGGAATTTAAGTATTAAAAGATTGCCTAAGTCTTTATTTATTCGTTCAATGTTATAAACATTGGGCGATTTTTTATGCAAAAAAATTAATTTTTTTAATATACACAGTGTAGAAATGAAAAATTTAATTTTATATAATTATTTTATGAAAGGAGATGTGAGAAATGAAAAAAGAAAGTCAAAATAGGTACAAATTAGATTTTGCTCGGACATCTCCTTTTAGTTTTACAAAAATTAAATAAAATAGAGTGTAGATTAACACGAGAATAAAAATATGCAGACTTTTGTACCAAAGTAATGTAATTTATTATTTAAGGTATTAAAGTCTTTTATTTTTTATTTTGAAAGGAGATAGAGTATATGAATTATCCTATGTACAATAATAGTCAATATTATATGCAAAATTTACAAGATATGAGAGATAGAATTGATAACCAGATTAAAAATTACCAACAAAGTCAAATGCAACAACCTATTACTCAACCTATTACACAAAATTTTCAAATAGCACCACAACCTAATAACAATAACAATGAATTAGAAAGCAAATATGTAAATAATATTGATGATGTAAAAAATACTTTTGTTATTAAAACAGGAATATTTGTTAACAAAGATTTTTCTACATTATGGGTAAAAGATGCAACAGGAAATATAAAAACATATAAAACAGAAGAAATAATAGAATTAGATGATAAAGATAGAGAAATAATGGAATTAAAAAG